CTCAAGGATCAGCGCAACTCCCACTATCAGGGGGTGACAAGAAATCAGATGGAAGCTGTTGACCGTGACTGGATGCGTGAAAACAATCCGGCCATGCCGAAAATGGCTCCGCAACGTAAATCTTCCGTCTCCTTTGGCTCACGCCGGGGCGGAAACTCTGAAGGAGAATAAAGATGGCTAATCAGGACGCCTCTTTCGGCCTTCGTCCGGTTCGCACGAGCACTACCTCGCAGCGTCAGAATCGTTACCGCATTGCTTCCGGCTATGCCACTGCTATCTACCAAGGCGACCTCGTAGCGGTCGTTACTGGTGGCGGCATTGAGCGTGTTGCCGCAGGCGGTTCCGGCTTGATTCTGGGCGTCTTCAACGGTTGCTCGTACACCGACCCGACGACTGGCAAACCCACTTGGTCGAACTACTATCCGGGCGGCGTTGCCGCTGCAGACATCATCGCAAACGTGATTGATGACCCGGACGCGACCTTTGAAGTTCAGGCAAACGCAGCGTTCCCCGTTGCTGATTTGTTTGGCAACTTCGACATCGTTGACCAATCGCCCGTTGGCGACACCACTTCCGGCACCTCGCGTCTGGAATTGGCTGTGACCACTGGTGCGACCACGGCGACTCTGCCTCTGAAGGCAATCGACATCTCGCAAGATCCCGAGAACAGCGATGTTTCGTCGGCAAACACTAACGTGATTGTCAAAATCAATAACCACCTGTTCAGTGCTGGCACTGCGGGTCTGGCGTAAAGGAGGCTGAGTTATGGCTATTTCTCGCTCACAACTCGTCAAAGAACTGGAGCCGGGCCTTAACGCGCTATTCGGCATGGAGTATTCGCGTTACGACGCCGAGCACACCGAAATCTTCGAAACCGAGTCCTCGGACCGTGCGTTTGAAGAAGAGGTCATGCTGGTTGGTTTCGGCAATGCTCCTACCAAGTCGGAAGGCGCAGGCATTCAGTTCGACAGCGCAAATGAAGCATACACCGCTCGTTACACTCACGAGACTGTTGCGCTTGCATTCGCGTTGACTGAAGAAGCAGTCGAAGACAACCTGTATGATCGTCTTGGCGCTCGTTATACCCGTGCTCTGGCGCGGTCGATGGCGCACACCAAGCAGGTCAAAGCAGCTTCGGTTCTGAACAATGCGTTCAACAGCGCGTTTGCTGGTGGCGACGGTAAGGAACTGTGCGCAACGGATCACCCCCTGTCGGGCGGTGGCACGTTCCGCAACGAGCCCTCGACTGCCGCAGACCTCAACGAAACCTCGCTGGAAAATGCTCTGATCGACATTTCCACCTTCGTTGACGAGCGCAACATGATCATCGCCCTGCGTGGCGCCAAGCTGATCGTTCCCCCGCAGCTGCAATTCGTTGCAGACCGCCTGCTGGAATCGACTCTGCGCGTCGGCACTGCAGACAACGATGTTAACGCAATCCGCAACATGGGGATGCTGCCTGAAGGTTACACGGTCAACCACTTCCTGACCGACCCTGATGCATTCTTCATCAAGACTGACGCACCGAATGGCTTCAAGCACTTCGAGCGTTCGCCCATGCGGACTTCAATGGAAGCGGACTTCGACACGGGGAACATGCGCTTTAAGGCGCGTGAGCGTTACAGCTTCGGCTTTAGCGACCCTCGCTGCGTATTTGGTTCGCCCGGCGCGTAAAATGTGATACACTGAGGTTGACCATTATTGGTTATACCTCCCTGTTCACACTTAGGGGCTACTTCGGTAGCCCCTTTCTTTTTGAGAAAATGTGTGCTACACAAGTTCAGGGGGACTTGTTTATGCCATATTCTGAAAAAATCATAGGTATATATAGAATAGTAAATTCTAAAAACCAAACATGTTATGTTGGTCAGTCTAGAGATATTAAAAAACGGGTAGGTGAGCACTTTAGGCTTTTGCGCAGGGGCATTCACCCAAACAAACATCTTCAGCAATCTTTTGATAGCTTTGGACGCGAAGCTTTTGCGTTTCATATTGAAGTCGTCTGCGAAGATGTTTCCGATTTAGACACAATAGAGGAAGCTTTCTTGACTGGTGACGCTTTCTTTGATGAAAGTCCAAATTTATTCAATATATCAAGCACAGCTCACAAGCCTATGCAGGGCAGACTTCATACTGAAGATTCAAAGCGTCAGATAAGCTTGTCAAAAATCGGCAGAACTGATCATGTCACCGATGGATATCGCAAGAAGCTTCAGATCGCGCAAATAAATCGATTTATGTCTGATCCAGACTTCGTTGCAAAAGTTAGATTTATAGTGAATAATCCAGACATGTCGTATGCGGAGCGCGGGCGTGTTTTGGATGCTGACACTAGTGCAGTGAGAAGATTAGCGCTTCGTTACAACCATCTAAAAGGAAAAATATGATGGCAAATACTAACTTCCTTGGTCCAGTTCGCTCTGAAAACGGTTTCAAAGCAATCACCAAAAACGCTACCACTGGCGCGGTTACTGAAAACATTTCGATTTCGCACGATGGCACGAACAGCGTTGTTATCATCAGCGACCTTCCCACATCTGACCCCACTGTTGCTGGTCAGCTTTGGAGCAACTCGGGTGTTTTGACTGTATCGGCGGGGTAATGACCTATGGCTAGAACCCCATCTTATCGCACGGCAGACGCTACGGTGTCTGCCTATGATGCGTCTGCTGTGACGCCTAGTGATTCCACTGATCTTTTGCCGACTCGTGGCCTGTATATTGGCGGCGCTGGCAACATTAAGGTGGACATGGCTCTTGGCAACACCGTAACTTTTAATGGCCTTTTGGCAGGGACTGTTCTGCCTGTTCAGGTTGTTAAGGTTTACTCTACTGACACCACAGCGACTGATATTGTCGCTTTGTATTAAGGATAGCGTATGTTTGTCGGGATAACTCTTTCGCTTCTCGGTCGCCTGCGTAGCGGAGGAGCCCTGTCTGCTTACGCTGTTCTGAACTATGAGCCTCAGCTGGTTTTTGACTTTGATTCAGAGTTTTATCGTAAGTCTGGCGAGGAAAGCACGTTCAGCGACAGCATCACCCACTCCGCCTCCTCGAATGCGACGATGGTTGACAGCGATGGCCTGCTGAAATGGCGTCCGCATAATCTTTTTAACTATTCAGATGGTTCCCAAGCACAGCTTTTGGGGACTGATACAACTGATGCGGCAACCCCAATAGAAGGGTTTTCTAACTCCCTGTATTTTGACGGGGATGGAACCCTAAGTTTGAAATACTGGGGTGGTATTCCCGGGGGGGTGCTATTGACCATTTCGGTCTATGTTGAACTTGATAGCGGGGCGGAACCTGCGTTTCCCTCTCAGCCGGGAGCGCCGTTTGCTTTTGTTGTGGGGGGTGTATCCCCAAGTTATGTTTCCGGGTATAACGTCGTGCATGTGAGCGGGAACGTTTATCAGGTTTCCACAACCATGATTTCTGGCTTTTCTGGTTCTGCTGGTATTATTCAACACACAAACCAGATCATACCTTTTAAGGCCACCAGATGGCAGTGCTACCGCTCGGACCTTGGCGGCATGGTCAACAACCCTGACCGTGGTGATAGCTACGTCCCCACGACTTCTCAGAAGGTGTATCTGCCCCGCCGTGGGCATCACGTCTACAATGGCGATAGCTGGGTAAACAAGGGCCTGCTGCACGAGAGTGAGCAGCGGGTTAATTTGGTGCCGTATAGTAATGATTTCACACAGTGGACCATCTGGAACACAGACAGCGTAACTCTTACATCAAATTCGCTTAGCCAGTCCGGCCTATCGCTTAGTCGTGTTGAAATAACCGATACTACATCAGAAACGCACGGATTATATAGAACTAGCGACAGTATCAATCCTAGCGTTTTGACCTGCCACTCTGCGTTTCTTAAAGCTGATCAGCAACGCTATGTGGCATTCCGCTCTTACCTTGGAACGGGGCCTGATTGGTATGTTGTAGTTTTTGATCTACAAGAGGGTGTTGTAACTCAAGAAACGGCGTCTGGAAACACAACCATAGCCTCGTCTGGCATGGAGGATTTTGGCAACGGACTATACAGATGCTACGTTGTCTTTTCGGATAGCGTTAGAACCAGCGTCGCCGCACACAGCATTATGTTTGTTGATGGGCCAACTCCCGCTATTAATGCGACAAATGGTGAATATGCGTATAGCGGCACTGCTGGTGATGGCCTTTATGTCGGCGGTGTTGTCATTGAGCAAGGCTCTGGGGGGACGGCTGCAAGCACCCCTTCGTCTTACATGCCAACGAATGGCTCACAGTTTACCCGCTCCGCCGAGACTTTGACTGTGCCTGCGGCTAACCTGCCGTGGCCTTCGCCTGTCGTTATCGGTGAGGAACTGTTTAGCGATTTTGCTACTGAGAGCGAGTGGGTGGACAATGGCGATGGCTCATGGACTATAACAAATGCTACAGGAAATAGTGATCTTCGCATAGATAACCTTACAACAATTGGTAAGCACTACCAATACACATTTGATATTACCACTACATCTAGTTTGGTGGTTTATACAAACCAATCATCGCCAGTATTTCGAGCAACAGGCTCTTACACGGTAAACAACGTTGCAACATCTTCGTTTTTTATTTTTAGGGCTACCGCAGGCACAACAGCTACAGTTTCCAACATCTCCGTCAAAGAGATCAACCCGCTATCTGTGAGCATCCAGATGCAGGGGGAAATGACGTATGCGGATGGTGGGAATGTTTCTGAGGTTGCTCCTTACCTATGGATAAATGGCAACGATTTCATCTGGCCGCAGGTCTATACGATAACAGACCCAGACAGGTTTAGATTTCTTCAATCAGCTAATAGTGTTGTTGACTTTGTGCAGGTCGTAGGCCCATACGCCCCCGGCGTCAACGTCCCCTTCAACATCGCCTCCCGCCACGGCTCTACATTCATTAACGGGGCTGTCGATGGCCAAGCAATGACTGCTGACCTGACGCCCACTGCCCTGCCTGATCTGTCGGCCACTGACCTACAGCTTGGGTATGACTTCATGGGAACAATCTCACTGTTCCGTGTGTGGGCAGATGATTTGACGGATGCTGGCATTGCGGAGGCGTCTGCGCCCTCGACTGTTCCTTCACTTTCGCTGACCTTCGATGGGGCTTCGACTTCTTTCACTGACTCTGGAATGGTGGTGTAATATGGCTGGAATTAATCGCACAACAGGCAAAGCCACTGACCTCATTACGTTCTCCCGTGCAAGCAGGGGGACTGCCCTGCGCAAGATCAGCTACGGCCCTGAGTTGGTGACGAATGGTGGGTTTGATACGGATACCAATTGGACCAAAGGGACCGGGTGGACGATTGGTAGTGGGGTTGCGACACATTCCGGTTTAGCAGGATATTTAACCCAAGACATTCTAACTGTTGGCAAGGTTTATAAGATAAGTTTTGATATTGTATCCTTGACGAACCCTGCAACTGATTTTGTGCAGCCGTATCTCAACAATAACCCCGCACTGAGTCTCTTCAATTCTATTGGAAGACACTCCGTTGTTGGAGTCGCACTGTCTGGCCCCCTTGGGTTTGCTATGCGCGGTGCTGGCGACATCACCATCGACAACATCTCCGTCAAGGAAGTTCTCTTTGACCAGCCTGACGGGACGCTGACGCTGTTCAACCACCCCAACAACATTCCCCGCATTGAGTATGCAGCGGATGGCACCGTCAAGGGTCTGCTCATTGAAGAGCAGCGGGTGAATTATGCAAAATGGTCTGAAGACTTTACTCAATCTGCTTGGCTTCATTTTGATGCAGACATCTCACCTCCAGAAGATGGTGGCCCTTATGGCTTGAAGAAATCTGTGGTTACAAAAAAACCGACTTCTTCAAGTATTGGTGCTTTTTATCAATCTTTTTCGGGTACTCCATCAGGAACTTATACAGCGTCTGGCTACTATAAAGGCATTGCTGGGGAAGTTATACGCATTGGGTTTTATCACCCTACTGATGGATTTAGCTATAAGGTTCATACTTTAACTGGAGATTGGGACTACGTTTCAATAACTAGTGGACCATCAGGCATTCAATACGTTTATCTTCTTGACCACAGGTTTGGTGCAACAGCCAACCAAGTTGAGGTTTCTTATTTACAAGTAGAGGCTGGCTCCTTCCCGACCAGTTACATTAGCACGTCTAGTTTAGCCGCCACCCGTGCGCCAGACCTTGCGTCCATCTCGGTGGATAACTTTGGGTATCGGCAGGATGCTGGGACTGTGGTGGTGAAGCAATCTACATTCGATGACGTTAAGAACGCTGTTGTTTGGCAGATTGACGATGGAACAGCGAATAACCGTTACGTATTTAATGCGTTTAACGGCAATACTTCTGTTATCGATGGTGGCGTTTCCCAAGCGTCTTTAACTCATACTGGGCAGGATGTTAATGTCACATACAAGCATGGCTTTGGATACAAGTTAAACAGCTTTGCGTCTGTTTATGATGGCGGCGGCCCTGTGACAGATGTAACTGGGACATTGCCGACTGTTAGCACATTGCGATTTGGGTCAGACACATCAACAAACGCAATACTCAATGGCCACATCAAATCCATCTCCTACTACCCTCGCCGCCTTTCTAATTCCCAGATTCAAATTCTGACTGGCTTTGCCCCTGTAATCACTGGCCTACCTACGATTGGAGTAAGTTAATGGCTGTTTATGTTGGAGACTTGCTAACTGCTACCGCCGCTAGTGTTGCTGGTGGGCCTACACCCACTCGCACATGGCAGTGGCTACGCAACGGCACTGCAATCACGGGTGCCAACAGCAGCACATACACAACTGTCAGTGCTGACCTAGGCGCAAACATCAGCGTGCGGCAGACAGAGACAAACCCACTTGGCAGTGACAGTGCCACCAGCCTGACCGTTGGCCCTGTTAATGCGTTCACACCCGCAGCTTTGTTTAATGGTGGCGAAGAGGGCGCATGGTATGAGCCTAGCACGACGACTGCTTTCCTTAGCTCGACTGACCTGACGCCTTGCGGTTATGGTGATGGCTGCGGGTTCCTCTTGGACAAGTCCAAAGGGGCTGGTTATGCAGATGGGTCGTTCACTGGGCTTGGTAGTGAGTTGGTGACGAATGGGGCTTTTGGTACGGATACGACTGGGTGGTCTGCAACTGGTAATGCGACAATTGCATGGTCTTCTGATGGTGAAGGCTCAGCAGAATTAAATATTACTGGCAGTGGCGGCGGAATAATAGACGATCAAACAATCTCTGTTGAGGTTGGTAAGGTCTATGAACATACTATTTCTGTAAGATTGGGGACTTATGTTGGCGATTTCAACTGGGCTATTGATGGCCAGAACGAAGTGATTTCTCCAACATCGTCCTACCAAACTTTCACACGTAGGTTTGTGGCTAGCGACACCGACTTTAACTTTGCCTTCACTAGAGCAACTGCCACAACAGGGACGTTTTACATCGACAACATCTCCGTCCGTGAAATCCCCGGCAACCACGCCACACAGGTGACAGCGGGCGCACGTCCTATCCTTGCGAGAGTGCCAGAGGGCGGGCGTCGGAACCTGCTTGAGAAGACAGAAGAGTTTAATGACCCGTATTGGAATAAAGCTGGAGCAATTGTAGATCCTAATGAAATTGCTGCTCCAGATGGAACTATTACGGCTGATAAAATAGTTGAAACAGCAGTAAACAATTTTCATTTTATTAGGCCAAGTTCAGTACCAAAAGAAATTATTACTTGGTCCATATGGGCAAAAGAGGGTGAGCGTCGGTATTGTGTGCTTACTCTTGGTGAAAACGCAACTCCAACTCAAGGCGGCGGCATTCACGTAGACCTGCGGGATGGAACGGTTATTTCTTATGTAGGCAGTCGGTTGCTTAGCCATTCTGTAACACCCTCTGGAAATGGCTGGTATTTACTTTCGGTGACTGTCGATAACCGAACTGCAACAACTACCCCATACGCATTCTTCTTTCTCTCCGATAGTGCCGATCATACTATTGGAAATTCATATGGCGCAGACATTTACACAGGCGACGGAACTTCTGGCGTCTACATCTGGGGGGCGCAAGCAGAAATTAGCTCCACCGCCACCGCCTACCAGAAGGTCGTAGACGAATACGACATCACTGAGGCTGGGGTGACTTCGCTGGAGTATCTGTCGTTTGATGGGGTAGATGATTTCCTTCAAAACACCTCTTTGACGCATAACTCAACTATGCATTTGTCTGTGTCGGCTTATGTAGAGACATCCATAGACGGTAGAGATTCTATATTTTATTTTGGGACCGGAAGCGGTGCGTATGAATACGGGCTTTACCAATTCAAAGACGCAACTAATGCTCGTGGCTTCAATACTTGGACCAACGATTTAACTGGGTCTACGCCCGCAACATTAGATGCGGCTTTTGTAGACAGTTTAGAGTTTAATAATGGCGTCCCGTTGTCCGCAGGGAATTCCTACTTTCGAAACGGCACAGAGCAAACACTTTCAGTAATCACAGGAACACCAGCGTCAAGAACTATGGTCTCTGGGTTTAGGATTGCTCAAGGCGGGTTGGCTACAAGTGGCCAAAACTTAATCGGAAGAATATACGGTATAGTTCTTATAAACAGGGCTAAAACCACTAGTGAACGTCAAAACACCGAAACCTACCTTGCAGCTAAATCAGGGGTCGTCCTATGAGCAAGCAAACCTTGACCGTAGCCACCCCAGAGGCTGACCGTGACGATGCCACCAACTTGGCAGTGGCCCTTGGCTGGATTGAGGGCTGGACGCCTGCTGAGTGGGAGCATTGCTTCACTGCCCAGTATCAGGATGCCTCTGGCAATCTCTACCGCATCATGTCCATGCCAGTTAAGCAGTCATTCATTGAGACAGCCGTGGGTATGGGGCCGATTGATCGCCCTCCGCAGGACGTAGGCACCTTGGATGAAGAGACTGGTGAGTATGGCCCGCCCTATGTGGTCAACCTCACTGGCGCTCACCGTGCGCAGGACAAGCTGGTAATCTGGCAACCTATTCCTGCTGACCCTGAAACTGGTGTAGCCCCCGACAACCCCGTGCCGCAAGTCGGTAGCGATAAGATCGTTGCTGTGGTAGGTATGAAGGGAACGGCGGCTTTGGCTGCTATGGGCCTGCAATCAATTCCGATGGAGATTTAAATGGCTTACAACATTGGCACCGAAGAAAACCCTCAAGAAGTGTGGGTGACAGTGAGTGGCGGAATGGTTGATGCCATTGTGCGTGCCACCGACTACGACACGTTCATTGCTGCGGCTAAAGCTGTTGGCCTGATGTATGAGTTGACTGAGACAGTGGTTGACGAAGTGACAGGCGAAAGCACAGATCAAGGCACTGGCGAATGGGTGAATGCCAAGGGTGTGTTCTTCGATCACCTCGGCCCTGTCGTCATTACCGCTGGCACCTATGACGAGGATGGCAACGAACTGACCCCGCCC